ATCTCCTTTATTGGACCAGCTGAGAATGTGGTCAATGGCAAGTTGTTCGGGGAATATAGCGGGGTGCTGGAATGCTTTTTTATAGGTTGTTGATTTCATATATCCTACAACATACTGCCAAGCATTGAAATAATTTCCAAAAGAACGGGAAACATAAAATCTTCTTTCTAATTTTCCACTTCTCCTCCTGTTTGATGCTTTTCCAATTGTTTCTCTCGGCTGAATGTTTTTTTTTATAATTGGATTAAATGTTTTTGGTTTCCCCTTAGACAACACAAACATATACTCAAAGACTTGCAAATATCTATTATCTGATGGGTATCTCGCAGAATCTTTCAAATAAATCATTGTATCGTGGAGATTAAAACCAATCTCTTTGAAATGAAGTGCTTGTCTAAAGCTATTTCCTGATTCAGAACCATTAATGGTTTCATCATTTACAATCCAAACAACAATACCACCATCCTTTGTTATTCTAAACAATTCTTCTGCTATACTTTCAAAATCAAAATCATATCCTTTATAATCTCGCAAATTATCATAAGGCGGCGAAGTTACGGTTAAATCAATACATTTTTCATCCAATTTTTGCATCCATTTAACGCAATTACCACAATATATCTTATTTATTTCAAGCATTTATTTACCTTTGCAATTTTGAAGATAGTTCAAAACCGCTTTAGCATAGTCGGTTTTGTTCTTCAAACTATTATATAGTATCTCATCAATCGTTCCATTCATTACAATATCAATAAACAAACAATTATGCTTCTGTCCTGTTCGATGTGTTCTGCCTTCTGCTTGTTCTCTTAATATGCTTCCAATATATGCGTTACTGTAAAAAATTGAGGTATTGGCAACTTGAATATTAAGACCTTCTCCGCCTGTTTTTGGATGGGCAACTAAACATCTACAACTATCATTTTTTATAAAATTATCAATTCTTTCCTCTTTGTTCTTTACAGTACCATTTACCATTTCATATTTGATGTTTTTGTCTTTTAATAATCCACCTATCATTTTAGATTCATGTATATATTGATGGTAAATTATGAATTTGCCCTCAATTTGTTCTATTATGTCTTCTAACTCATTCAATTTCGGATTTGGTTGGAATTCATAAACTACATAATCATCTTTGATGAGAAACCCACCAGTAATTTGAATGAGCTTTTGCGTGTGCATCTCAACGTTTGTTTTTATTTCTTCAATATCTATCCCCAGAATAATCTTATTTGTAATCGAAATTTGTTCTGGCGTAGGCTCTATTTCTCTCACCTCATAAATCTTTTCTGGCAAGTCAACACATTCGTCTCTGCTATATCGTAAACATTTATTAGATATAATATCCAATATGACATCTTCGGAAGTTTTCTCTTTACCAGGATATCTCTCTTCATATTGTTCAAAACTTAACTTGTGCATTTGCAAATGATTCAATTTATTGGTATAAAGTTCGTTACAGACCTTACAAAGCCTCTTCGGTTTCCATTTATAATCAAAAGGTGATGGTTTGAAAAAGTAGTGTTTCAAAAAGCTTCCATAATAAGTACCAAATGTTTTGCCATTATCAAGCACCAGAAATTGTCCAAATAAATCAGTGACAGAACGTCCTATTGGAGTGCCTGTCATGAGAATTGTGTATCTTGACCATTTTGTAAACAATTGTGATATTTTTGTAAACTGAGTATTGGGGTCTTTTAATTTATGACATTCATCTATTATGATACACTCAAATCCGAATGATTTTGGGTAAGCTGGATTGATTCTATATGAACCATTATTTTTATCTGCTCCTATTAACTTCAACCCTTCATAATTTATTAACCAAATATCAGCATGTTTTCTCGTGAGTTTATACCACCGCGCTTCTCTGCTTCCTTTCAAAACAATATAGGAGAAATCTGTATGTCTTTCTATTTCATCCTTCCACGTCTTAATAACAGAATTGGGGCAGATAACAAGCGTTCTTCCTGTTATGTTCCATAGATAGAGAAGGTCTAATGAAATTTTTGTTTTTCCTGTTCCGATTCCATGCAAGAACATTACATTATTCAGATTTTCGCCCAGAGCAAAGGCAATCGAAGCAAGTTGATGCTTGAATGGCGGGGTTTTAAATTTTGCTCCATCAAACCATAAGTCAAGCGTTTCTTTTGTAAGTTTTTTATAGTCCATCTTCATTCCAGTGTTAACATGGTGCCGACTCCAATAGAAAAAAGGATATTATATAACTAAGGAGATACCATAAATGCTACATAACATCTGAAAGGAAGCGTCTTGGAATCGGCACCTTTATTTATTATAAATCAAATTTAGGATTTTCCTTTTCTCTAGTTCCAGACTATTTCCACAGTATATTTTATTTATCTCAAGCATTTATTATTCCCACAATCTCAAAGGCATGAGTAAATATAAATATTCATTCAATCCATCCATTTCAAATAAAACTCCTCTTGACTTAACAACTGGTTTCATTATCAATGCTGTTTGTGGATTTTCAAACTCCAACAACACTTCGTCTGTTTCAATTCTTTTAAGAATTTCTAATAAGAATACAGCATTATATCCCGCAGTCATTGGTTCACCATCATACTGTATAGTAATAGATTCCCTTGATTCTCCACCTATATCTTCATTCTTTGCTATTAATTTCATTTTATTTGGAGAAATAGTCATTTTAATTGAATAATTAATCACGTTTGTAATGGATATCATTTTCTGAATAACATCAATGAATTTTTTAGATGATACATAAACTCTTTTTGAATTTTCTAAAGGAATAACTCGTCTAAAATCAGGATAATCCCCCTCAATATGTTTTGAAATCACTTTTACGTTATCAAAATCAAACAATATTCTATCAGCATCTTTTGATATTGTCTTTAATTTAACATCATTTTTAAGCAAAAACGAAACATAACTAATTGTATTCGCTGGTACTATGGTTTCAATAGATTCTTTCGTTTTTATATTGATTTGTTTTTCACAAAGCGAGAGTCTATAACCGTCTGTTGCAACCATAATCATCTTATCGGGCGCAATTTTCCAATAAACTCCTGTAAGTGCGAGTCTTGTTCTATCCTGTGCAACCGAAAAACTTGTCTTATCAATCATAGTTGCTAAATCAATGTTAGAAAGTGGAATCACATCCCCTTCAATAGATGTATTCAAGTCAGGAAAATCAGATACTGGCATTCCTGTAATTTTTGTTTCACTTTCTCCAGGATTAATAATAACAGTTTCCTCATCAGCAAAAATATTTACATTATGAGTTTTGATTTCACGAATAATATCTAATAACCGTTTTGCATTTACAACCATTTCACCCGTTTCTTCTACTTTGCAATTTACCCGCACATTACTTAAGATGTCCATATCCGTACCCGACATTACAATGCCATCAGGTGTGGTTTTTATCAGGAGACATGAAAGGGTTGATATTATGGGATTTCGTGGTACGATTTGGGATGCAAACTTGGTTGCTTTCAAAAGTTGAGTTCTTTCCACTGTGACTTTCATTTGATTATTCCTTTCTTTTAAAACAAACTTGTGAGTTCTTTTGATTTTTCTTGATAAGTAATGGGATTAAATAGTTGTGATTTTTGCAATTCTCTTTCTTTTTGTATTCTTTTATTTGCAATCTCACAGTATGTTTTACTTATTTCTATGTCTATGAAGTTTCTATTTGTTCTGATTGCTGCGATTGCTGTTGTTCCCGAACCTATGCAATTATCCAATACTAAATCATCTTTATTTGTATATGTTTTTATTAAATATTCAAATAATTCAATTGGCTTTTCAGATGGGTGTTTGTCTTTTGCATATCTTCTATTATCGATACTAAATTCTATTACAGATTTTGGAGCTCTTAATCCAGAAGGTTCAAGTTTAAGTATTTGGTTTCTTAATAAACCATAATGAGTAGATTTTCTATGTATTATTTTTCGATTTCCTATACTACCAATTGGGTCACGTTTAAACTTTTTAATGTTCTAAATATTTTTTGTGGGTTGTATGTTCCAAATTTATCATAAAATACCAATACATTTTCATGTTCTTTTGATGGTTGATATTTTAAACTCATAAAATTTGAGCCTCTATTTTTCTCCCATATCCATTCATATCTGAACCATTTTCTATTGCTATTAATCAAATCGGTTGTAAACGGCTGACTTGCTGTTAATACAATAGCCCCGTTGTCTTTAATAATACGTTTATACTGTTTCCATAAAGGCTCAAATGGAATGACAATATCCCATTCACAAGCTGTCTTTCCATAAGGCAAATCACACAAAACCATGTCTATACTTTTATCTGAAATATATGTCATAGCTTTCAGACAATCAGCACAAACAAGAGAATTTTGTGGAATAGACCCTATGGTTTGAACCTCCTGTAAAGTCAAAACTTTCATATAAAAATATTCTCCAATATTACTTTTTCATTCCATCCCATTCCTGTTGGGAACATATTATTTTTACATCTTTTTTCAAGCCGAATCAGAATGTTATGTGTTATGTCAAGGGCAAATCGCATAGTATCATATCAATGGACTTGTCATCAAGTTGTGGCATTAACTCTAAACAATCTCCGCAGTATATTTTCATGCTATAAATTCAATTTTAATTGTGAGCGTTCGTATTTTATTCTTTTATTCGCAATGTTCACATAATCTTGATTAATTTCAAAACCAATAAAATTACGATTGGTTCTTATACAGGCAACAGCCGTAGTACCCGAACCTATGAATGGGTCAAGAACTAAATCGTTTTCATCTGAACACATACAGATTAAATTTTCAAATAATATTACAGGTTTTTGTGTTGGATGTTCTGGTCTGCCACTTAATCTGTTATCATTATAAACATTTCCTCTATAATAATTTTCTCTTGCCTCGCCCTTTCTTAGGACGATAATTTGCTCATATTGTTCTGCATAACCCCCACCACTTAAACCAGCATTCATTTTGTTCCATATTGCAACTGTTCTTATTGTAAAACCAACGCTTAATAAGTATTTCTCAAAAACGCTATACCGCCTCCATTGGCAAAATACCAATGCTTCAGTATTATCTTTTAGTATTCTCCATATATTTTTTGAGAATAGAGGCAACCAATCAAGATTATCGTCATTTTTTACATATCTTTCTCCTAATTGCCCCCTACCATAACCAAGAGATTGTCCATACGGTGGATCAGTCAATACCAAATCTATACTTTTATCATCAAGCTCCTTCATAAGCTCCAGGCAATCTCCACAGTATATTTTATTTATTTCTAACATTACTATTTTCCCCTCTTTCATATTTTTTGCTATACACAGCAAACTGGCCAATCTTTAAGTTTTGTCCTATGATGCATTTCTGCCCCTGAACGCCACTCCGATTTGCAAAAACACCCACTATCGCTTCATGTCTGCTTTCGAGTTCGGGGGTAGTTCCAACATATAATCCTTTGTCAATGTTTGCAAACTTTCTCTTATCCTCAGCGAGATGGCTTCCTGAAAAATTTCCAAATCTTACAAGCTGGCGAATGCCATCCTCATTTATTTGACTCATTGTTACCATCAATAGATTTCTCTCATCTGCAATTTTCTTCAAGTATTTATACGTTTGATTTATTGAATCTCGTGTTTGTTTTGAAGCATCTATTGGAGCCATCACATCCGCATAATCATTAATCACAATGTCAGCTTTGAAATTGTGAAAATTTTCAAGGTTTCCTATATAGTTATCGAGGTCGATAGGTGAACAAGAGTCCATTGGGTACTTCTTTATATGCAAACTGCCACCCCAACTTTTCACCTTTCTTCTAAATTTACGAACAATGTCTCTATTATAAACAACGTTTCTTATCTGATTGTCTATATTGAGTCTTCCGTCATTCATCCACCTCAATTCAACCTCAGTCGGTTCTTCTTCATCCACTAAAGCTCCAAACATCATATCATATCTAATTCCCATCTCAAATCTACTCAATTCATGACTGACATGCAAAACATTCAATCCTGCCAAGAGTCCCTCTCTCCCAATATAATGCCCAAACCAAGACTTTGTGCCCTTATACATGCCCGCAATTACAACAAGGTCTGTTCTTGTCATCTTAAAGGTTTTATCTATAGGAGGCATATTTAAAGTCACCAATGATTTCGGAGAATCCTCCCGTTCGTTCAAATCAGAGAAATCATCTAAAAAGCTGTTTCCAATATTAGATTTCTCAAAACCAGTTTTTAACGCCTCCTGCATGAGGTGAGAAGCTCTGTCAAATTTCCCACGCTCTATCAATTCAGCAAATTCATAAGTTGTTTTCATCAATGTACGGGCTTTTATAAAATCATCAAGCCTATCTAACACATAATCTCTACTTGGCTCCCGCATGTTCTTGAGATAAGTAAGATACCTCGCAACAATTTCACGCCTGTCATCACTCATCCAGGCCGCCAATTTCATCAATTCATCATGAAAATGGTCACCCGGTGCTTTATTATATTTTTTAATGTATTGAACAGAAATGTTATAAACATCACGGGCAACTTCGGAAGGAAAAAACTCAGGAGGGACCTGTCCACCTATAATTCTTGCAAACTCGGAATCTGTAATGGAAAGATAAATTAGTGAATCTTGAAGATGTTCTGTGATGGTTTGTTCCAATGAATGACGCCTCCTTGTCATGCATTAATATAAATACAAAAATTTGGAAAACAAAACTAAATTTTTTTATTTTACCCCATTATTTTTCCCAACTAACTTCCTTTTTAAATTTTGTTCCCTGCCCCTCGTCACAGGAGGGTATGATTTCCATCACATCTACATCTTTGTATTTTGTTTCTCGAGGAAATAAGTGAATCATAACAGATATGCTTCTGACTCCTTGAGGGGCAATGCTCCTTGAGGGCGTCTCGGTAATTGCCTTTCCAATTAACTTATCAGGTAAATCCTCTCGGTGTTTAAAACATTTAACAATCAAAAAAGGGTTGTGAAGAATCAAGTCTGAGAAGTTTCTCAAAATTACATCAATTTCAATATCTGGATAATCCTTATAAATACTGGGTAGTCCTAATATGCCTATATCTTCTACATAAAAATCTTCGGAATAAAATTCTTTCTTTTCTGGACTTGTGGGATTTTTCGAACAACCCACAAGCAGAAGAACAATACAAAACAAGAAAAACATTTTTACGATTTTCATATTTACTTCTCCTCCCCTTCTATTTCGGAAACTTCTTCAGAGGAAAGACTATCAATCAATGCTGGTTCTTTCTCAACATAAACTATCACAGTATCTATTCTTCCTTCTCTTGTCATCAAGGAATCTATTTGCGCTTGTTGCCTCTTAACATCTGATTCCAAGAAGAAAACCGAGATAGCAGAAGCAAAAATTAAAGAAATCAAAACATCTTTCATTTATTTACCTCCTTTTACTAGTGATAAATACAAAATTTCAATTAACAAAAATGTTTTTATTCTTTTTTTGACATTTTTAAATGCTTTTTATGAGTGAAATATTATGATTCATATTCATGACTTGTTATTACCCCATCTTCAACATGAATAGTATATAATGAGTTATCTGTGGCTCGAAATTGTGCAGTAAAGGTGGAATAGCTTTGATTCATATCATCGTGCGAAACTTTGGTGGTATGACTGGCAATAGTATGAGATTCGGCATGATGTGCATCAGCATTGGCGGCATGTGCAGAAATATCAACACCATCAACAGTACCTATATTTGTTGTAATATTTTTGCTTGAGTCTATAATTTCTGTATCACCAATTCTGTATCCTGTGTTGGCTTGTACAAACCCCGAAGTTGTTATTTCATCTGATACGTATACTCCCCCATCCGAAACATTTATTCCAGCAGCACTTACAATAATCTTGGTACAACTATCATGTAATATCCTAAATTGTGCGGGGCTGCCTTCCTTCCCCCCCATCTGAATTGTATCATGAGACATATATGTTGATACACTTCCATTTGTTGCCACAAAAATTCCGCCGTGTGTGCTTTCTCCAATTTGAATGCCTGGAATGATGCCATATAATAAGTCATCTATAATAACAACATTTTCTGCTGTATCAGTATGAAATCTTAATGTATTATCCGAACTATTTATTACAATCCTCTGCCCGCTCAATGCTGTTACCATTGTTCCTCTTGCATAAATATTCTGAAATTCTGCACTTCCATCGTAATATATTCGCCAACCCGCTACACCATGTTCAAAATTACCCGATTCTATTGTTGCTCCACCACTCGATAAGGTCAAACCACCCCCAGTTAAGGATAACCCACCATTTAATTCCGACAAAGTTACATCAGCATCAACAGGAGGTTTTACTCCTGTAATCCATCCATAATCTTGTGGGTTGGCACTTGTCTGGTCAGCATTGGGGTCAGTACATTTTGCTTCAGTCTTCTCAATCGTTATTACACCGCTTATTTTTGCATCCGTTATTATTGCATCCTTAATCTGAGCTGTTTCGGTAATCAGTTCTCCTGTGGTAATCTCATTTGCCGTGATTGTGTGGGCTTCTATTTCATTTGCCGTGATTGTGTGGGCTTCTATTTCATTTGCCGTGATTGTGTGGGCTTGTAAAATTGCGGCATGTAGAAGCTTAAATCCCTGTGCTGGAGTAATTTCATCTGCATCAGAATCGTAGGTTGCCATAATCCACGTATCAGCATTCATGGTAGGTCTTGTGTTGCTGTGCAATAATGCGGTTTTTGATGTGCTTGGTTCAAAATAAATGTACTGGTCTGTGGTACTTCCTGAATCAATCTCATAAGCTGTGCCTTTGTGGTATATTCTTCCAGTTGTCCATTCTGCCTTACCATCTGTTGACCACTCAATCCCAGCAACGGTAGGAATGGAAGGTGTTTCGGACTGGCCAACTAATGCAATGCTACTTTGCGGGGAATCTTCAAAATCTGATTCACAATCGGAATAGAGAGAAATTGATTGAACCTTAACATAATAATCAGCAACCTCATCAACTGATATTATGCACGTATTTGTAGATATAAGATTTTTAGGTTTCCAATTATTTCCTTCCTTCATTAACCAAATCTGGTAGTGCAAAGGATAAACATAATCAGGCTCAGTAAAGCTGACAATGATTTGTGGAATGTATGTTCCGTCATCTAAAATTTCATGTGTTTCGGCAAGTGTCAACGATGTTACAAAAGGAGGACGTTCTCCCACAGGAGGCAAATCGGGGGTTTCATTGTAAACATGAGGGATGCCTCCTTCATAATAAATATCAGCATCATATTCCTCGCATACCAATTCGATTTCATCTCTGAATGATTCAGAAACTTGGACAATTCTGAATTTCTTTGCCGACCAATTCGGAATGGAATGAGTTATTTGGCAAATATCATTGACTGCAACATCACAATTATTAATTGAAACCCTAAATGTGCATGATTTGTTACAACGTTTTCCTTTCCACAATAGAAAATTTGCAAGTCTGAGTGCTTGGCTTCTCCTATTAATTGAATAACACTGAATTTCATCAATGACCCTATCACGTGTTTCTAAATCAATTTCATCCTCAACCTGAACATAATCAAGCTTGAAATCTTTTGATGCGTTTGTATAAAGCACTCTTATTGTGTTAGGAATCTCGTTTTTATCAACCTCAAAATAAGAAAAAGAGTCAGGAAGGATGTTGTCTTCAGTAAATGTATGGTCAACAGAACCCGGAGACTCAATAGCTATGTGAATTTTTCCATCTAAAGGAAATAAACGACCTCTAATGGTAAGCAACAATTCCTGCACTATTTCATAAGCTTCTGCATAATCATCAATCACCACATCGCATTCAAATCTTTTCTCCTCTTCCCCATTTTCCCCTTCTACTGAGGCATCGCAATAATCTGCCGCAGTCTTAAATGAGTCCAAGTCTAAATCACTCTCACCTATTCCACACCCGTATCTTGTATTTGTCAACAAATCTCGAATGCACCAAATTGGATTATTATTATAGGTAGTTTGCCATTCAGAACCATTCCAATTTTTAATCAATCTCCCTTTGACCTCAGCCGTGACCCTCGGAGTACTTCCTCCTATTTTTTCTTCATTGGCATCAAGAGTTAGGGCGATGTAAGCGGTATTTCTATATCCTTGAGGAGTTCCTCCAGAATAATGAATTTCAAGGAAAGCATGTTTATAAACAGACTCTTTCGATGTGTATTCTATTTCATACCAATCATCTGCGGGTGGGGGGTCGTCTCCTTTATCTTTAATAAAAAATGTAGCTTCAGCTGCATTGTTATACTGAGCATTTAAAAAAGGCAAACCATATTCTTTATTAAATTCAAATGTTTGAATATCCCCTGAAAGTTTGGTTTCATACCAACTACTAATCCGATTGCCAATAGTCGGTCTGTCGTTCCAAGTTACAGTATCTTCTGTCCAGCCGGTCTCCGAAAGGGCTCTGAATAATGCCACACGACCCCTTTTTCCTTTTCTTCCAAGATTATCTATCTCTCCATATTTCAACTCCCTACCATGCTGGTACACAGGGAGTTTCAATACCGCTTTATCAATCACAAGACCCGCAGGCAAAACACCAAGATTAAATTTTAGAATAGGAAAGCATTGATATGTCATCCCCCTTCCTCTAATTCTAACAACTAATCCATCAATCGTACCATACTTTGCATCAGGCGCTCCTTGCCAAACATAAGCATCCTCAGTGGGATTTAGCTTAATCATTCCTTTTTTAAAGATATCGTCCCCGTCTTGGCTACACGTCCCATTATATTTTCTGTAACCAATGGATGTTGATAAGGTTACTTTCCTCCCAGCAGGCTCTTGTATGAGAGTTGCGTCAGTAATTTTAATGCTTCCTTCTAAAACAGTATTCCAAACATCATCTATCTTATAAGCACCATCATTATACTCAGAACCTTTGACAATGATATAGTTTGGCACATCACCACTCTTTACAAATCCAATGGATTTGAATCTATTATTACTGTCATAAATTCTGTTTTCGGAGGAAGAAAAACTTATAGTGGTATCAGTTAAGCTTCGAGTAGGTATTTCATCAATAGGATTATCATTTATTTTTATGTTTTTAATTTCTTCAATTTCACCTTCACATAGTCCAACAGCTAAATCAAAAATCCTTTCATCGTTTTGTTCTCTATATATTACATGACCTTCAACTTTATTATAACCATAAACTATGGGAACAGGACTTTCATGGGAAAGAGTTTCTTCGGTCTCTCTGATCTTATACGTAGGAGACTTTCTAATCCATTTTTCTTTCTTACCAAAAAACATACGATATATGCCAGTAGTGACCTTGCCAATAACATAAGTTGCAAATATTGCTGCTGCTCCGGGCATAATTATTTCTCCCTCCTCATTAGTGATTGAGGTAATGTGGCAAAACCACCAAAATTCTCAAAATTATCATACTCACATTTACACCAATGTGATGTTTTGGGACATCCTCGCCTTATTATATATGTATCTCCTTCATTTATTGCATTTGAGAATGGAAAGTTAAGAGTAATTTCTCCGCTTGTAGATGACCTAACAGCCCGCTTCTCTCCATCATTATTGCCAGACGTCATTTCAACCGAGCCATATTGCCAATAATTATCGTTCTCGGTTCTCGCTGAGTCTTTCAGCAGTGATGCAGTACAACCAGCATCAGCAGTGCCAGTCGTTTCATCAGCTAGGCTTGCCGTTATTATTGCACTTGTATTATCTTCCTCTGTTAAAATATCCGCATCAGGATCATCACTTACATAAATAAAAGAATGATATTTTTCTTCAATTCCATAAATACGATAAGTTCCATTGTTGTAAAGTGTATTTGTAACCGTAATCTTCATTCCTACATCAAAACCATAATCGGAAAAACGAAGTGGATGATACCCGACTATCGAATCGGGACGACCCATAGGATTGAACAGGATATTATTATCTCCCGTTACAATTCGACCCCCAAGGCATTCTAAACTATCAAACTTCCACTGACAATTTGGCTGATATTTACGTCTCGGAATCTTTCTCTTAAATTTGACAGTGGAAGAGTATACAGTTATCATAACTTCATCTTGATTAATAACAGGAGTGCTCATATCACCAAAGAACAATGTCATTGAATAATCTGATGAGGAAAGCAGATTTTTAAATACTCTCTTCAATATCAACCTTCTGCCCTGAAATTCTTCGGCATCCAAGTATTCTCGAAAAGTTAAATCAGTATTGTCAAATGAAAATCTTACCCTGTCAATTTCCCCCGTCAGATTATTTCTAATATTATCAAATGAGAAGCCCCACGATTTATATGTATGACCACCTTCTTTGGGAAAATTAATATCGCTTTCACTATCGGTAAAATATTTAGTTCCGTTATCAAGATAAATTTCTACAAGAAAAATCGGTTGATTAGTAGATTTTTGTGCTTCTGTCTTAACAGCGCTATGTAGCGTCTTGGGCATTAAATTCTCCTTTTTTTTTACATTCTTTTTACAATAAAAATCCCAATAAAAGAAGAATGGTAAATAAGACGATTCCTAATTTGTCATGTCCAGCCAGCATAAATATTGCAAACAATACAAATCCAATAAAACTCACCAGTGCAAATTTATTTTCAGGTCTCATCATTCTAATCTCCTCTTCCTAAAACACCTCTATGACTTCTACCGATAACCGATAATAATCTGGATTTATTTGAACAGCACTAAACGTATCTTCCAGAAATCTTACTAAATATACTTTGTAAATTATAAGATGCGGATTTGCTGACTCATCATTTCCTGGCAAAGCATCACTTAATTCTATAACATTATCATCTACCCCCCCTGTCCTAACACTATAATATCCGTCATTGCCTTCTGCTGATTCTGCAAGGCAAACATCATAATTTTCATCAAAACCAAAATTAAGAAAATCTCCACCAGAATCGGTAATGACATCCGTACTAACATTTAAAGATAACCTTGTTCCTTTTATATATTGGCTATAATTAGGGAAATAAAAACTTTCATAAGCGCCTTTTCTCGCTTTGAAAAATTCCTGAATTTCATAAAACGTTGATTTAGAAAGCATGTTCCAATTTAGAACAAATCTATGTTTTTCTTTAGACCATTTCTGCCGTCTTTGCTCTTTGCCACTTTCAAAAGGAGTGATTAGAGTTCTATATCTTAAACTCCCTCCATAAGGAGTGATAGATTGCGGTCTCCACATCTCAGTCCAATTTGCCATCTTTTATTTTCCTTTTATATTCCATAATTTTCTTGATAATCTTTAACTGCCGCATTAATTTTTTCAGCCGTGTACTGATCCACCACAAACACATTGGTATCTCCACCTCTTGCAATTTTCGATGTGCCTCCTAAAGGAGGCATTTCCAATCCAGGTGTATAAGGTTCTCCACCTTCTATTTCCCCTCCCTCAAGTAATGAAGAAATCCAATCCATAGGCAATAACCCTTCCTTACCACCTTTTTCACCAAACATAGCCAATTTTGCCCATTCTGCTATCATCTCTGCCACTGTCCGAGAAAAGGATGCCAATATGTCATGTAATACATTTTTGAATACATTTTCAAAAGTTAAAACTTCATAGGACATTAAATCAAAAGTCCGAACCCACGAAGATTGAAGAGTCTGAGTAAAATATTCATAATCTCTCATCAAATCCTCAGTTGTCATGTGCCATCTATCTTTCCAAGTTTCAGTAGTAGAGAGCATGGCATCAATTCCTTTTTGATATGAATCATATTCTGCCTTCCATTGCATCATTCTAATTCCAGCTCGTGTTTTAAAATCTTTTGTGTATCGTTCTTCCCAGCTCTTCGCTCGCTCACTCGCTTTCCATATCAAATTCGACCTAATTGCAACCTGGTTTCTAACAATCTCTGTCGTTTCCTCCTCAGCCTTTGCTTTTATGTCTTTTTTTACATCTTCCAATTCCCATAAGTAAGGAGTAAATTCGCCCGGAGCAAATGGTTTTCTTGTGTATCCTATTGATACTTCAATAGGTTTTGGTACTCCCCTACCTAATTTTCCCCATCCGAACATCTCCGGCGATGGTATTTCTTTGGTTGTTGGTATTCCTTTTCCCCATTCTGTTTTTGGGGCTTTTTCAAATAATTCAAAAAGCAATGCCCAGCCTTCAACAGCTTGACCAATCCACCCAGCCAATTCTTTAATCACAGGCCAAAATGCTTCAACTGCTAATTTCGCTCTATTAACCCACTCTTCGATTTTAATTTCAACCAATTTCTTATTTGCTTCATACCAGTTAATAGTTTTTTCAGCAAGTTCTGTGATGTCGGGAAGAAAATGCTCTCCAATTGTAACTTTTAATAAGTTATATAATTCTTTTAATCGATTTAATTGGAATCCCGTAGTTGCCGCCCTCTTTTGATAGGCTTCTTCAGTAAGACCAACAGAATTCAACATCAATTTATAATCTTCGGCATACCCTTCAGCATCTTGCAACGCAGCAGCTACTCCTTTCAATCCTCGAATATTTGGAAACATTGCAGCAGTCTGTTCAGCAGTTGCATCTGCCAACTTGAGAAGCACTCCCCTAAGACCGATTGCTCGTAACGTGTCTGTAGACAATTCAATACCAAAACTCTTTGCAGCCTTTTTAGCATCGTCTGCTGGTTTCAAAAACGACCTTATAACCCCAGTAATTGCAGTCATCGCTTCATCGGTTCTAATTCCTGCTCTGGTTACAGTTGCAATGGTAGCTCCAAGCTCATCTAAGCTCAAACCAGCAATTGCAGAAGTGGCTGCAGCTTTTCCTATTGCAGGGGCTAATTCAGCAAAAGTTGTTTTTCCTCTTCGCACAACTGCGAACAACTTGTCTGAAACAGTACCTGCATCCTCAGCAGAAAGTCCATACGCATTTATAATTGTAGTAATGGCATCTGCCGCAACACCTGTATCAGTAATTCCTGCAGTTGCCGCCTTTGCAGACACCTCCAAGACATTAAGAGCTTTTGCAGGCGGAATGGATGCAGATAGAATATCATACAAACCTTTTGACAATGTCTCAGTTGATTCTCCAAATTCGACCGACATCCTTCTTAAGCCCTTTTCATATTCAGGCAAAATGCTCATAGCAGTCTTGTCAAGCATAGTGGATACTTCTGCGAGTTGAGACTCAAAGGCAACTGCTGGCGTTATAATAGATTTGAAAGCCCGCTGAAGAGCATATATGCCAAAAGTGCCCACGAGAATATTTTTGAAATTAACCATAGCAAAAGCTTTTTGAATTCTTGACATTTTTTCTGCCTCTCTTTTGCTTCTTTTATGAAAAATCTGGACACATTAATCACTTTTTCAAATACCTCTCTTTTATTCGGAATATCATATAATTCCATAATAAATTTTATCGATTCAAAGTTTATATCAATTACTTCTCCCATCCCAACAACAATTACTTGATTTTGGCACATCAAATATACTTTTAACGCATCCTCATTTTCAGGCAATATTTCAGGGATGCATTTTTCGCAGGGTGGGTCTTCATTTTTCTTATCATATATCTGTCTGCAAACGTCGCAATCCGGCTTTTCATTTAACCGTCTCACGACTTCAATGAGTTTTTTAGTTCTGTCTCTTTCTGCC